TATAGCGTTTTTCCTGATGCAATAGTTATATTGCAGTTGTAAAATTTAAGAGCCGCCCCTGTAAACTCAACAGAGTTACCTCCTAAGATGGATATTGACATATTTACCCCTACGAGTGTATCTTCTGATGCCGATGTTGCATATGACCCAGCTGATATATATAGAGCAAAACTAGAAGGGCTCGGAGATAAATTTGTATTATCGGCTACAAAATACATAGCCCTAAAAGTCACCCATGGCATATAATTAGAGGCGTCAATTCCAGAGTTATCCCCACTTCCGTCATTAGATACGTAGAAAACCTTAGTTCCAGCCGATGCAACGCTCCCGATCACATCCCAACTAGACCCATTCCACTGGCTCACCACCTTCGTTGACCCGTCAATCTTCTTGGCCCCTACCGGAACGTTGCTGTCAGTCGTGCCATCAAACATCTTGGCAACAGAAGTGAAGCAGTCTCGGATATAACCAAGAAAGCTTAAAAGTGGGTTTGCGTTTTTTGGATTGCTAAAATCGGCCATATCAAATTCCTGTTACCGTGTAGTTAAAAGTCCCCGTAACCTTTGTGCCATTCTCATCGAAAATCCAAACTGTAAACTCCGTAGGATTCGGGACATCGTTAAAATCGTAAACAGCATATCTTGGACTTGTAGATTTTGGAGTGATATTGATTCCGTTAACGTCCACGAATCCAACCGTCAAAGGAACCGTTAATCCAGCATTGGCGTCAAGTACAGAAAGCTTCCCATTCTGCTGAATTTTCTTCGTAAAAATCTCTACCCTTGGCTTGCACCAAATTGCAGTATTTCCGTCACCATTGAATTTTACTATCAATTTTAAATATCTAACTCCTAATCCAATTTGGGTTAAGGCGCCCACATCTTGGTGATACGTCGCGTTGTCATTACTAAGAAGCATTATTGTTTGGCATTCTGCGTATCCAAGACCCGTTGTGCTTTTCAACGTTTCTTGAGAAGCTCTAAATTCTGCTTTTCGGTATTCGATCCCAAGATCAATAACTTCAATATATTCGCCATCTCCATCCGAAGTCGTCGCAATCATATTTGTGATATTATTGTATCCAAAATCATTCGAAAGATCATCTAAGGTTTTGGTCGTTGATTCGGTAGGATAAATATCAACAACGGCTTCTTCCCAAGTCGTGGTCATGTTTCCGACAGGTCCTAGAACCCATTGGCCATCCACATAAACGTCGTCAGAAGTTCCTGTGCCTGATATGAAAATCTCATCCTGGGCTTCAAAATTTGGCGAACCTGCAACCGTTGCCTCAAATGGAGAAGGTGGACTTCGCATGTCGAACTCGTTGACGGCGATGAGCCAATAATAGTTTTTTCCAATATCAGGTTCGTAGAAAGATATGAAGTTGGAAGTCGTCGTTCCGACTTTTGTTGAGTTCAAGAAGTCCTGTCCTTTGCGAACCTCGTAGTACTTTATTTTCGCTTCAGAAAATGGCGTTTCCCAACTCACATTGATGAACTGGTCGATGACATTAACCTTGATTCCTACGACCTGACATGGTGGATCTATAACCATATCCACAGTGACCGTTTCCGTGTCGCCATCAAGGCCAGTCACGGTGATCGTATAGGTGTCTCCTGTCCTTGGCAAAATACCCATGATGGCAAAGTCCGAACGGGTAACGTAGGTGTTCCATTCAGGCTTGGTGAATCCATCCGATCTTGAAACGTTTACGCGCCATTCAGTTGAAACTCCTCTCCAATCGGCATTAATTTGGGCCTTGATTGAACCGTCCGAATCCTTGACAAAATTGGCATAGCCCGTCAAGCCAACCACTGATTCCAGTAAAGTGTCACTCTCGAAATCAGGGATAGTGTCGCCATCTTCAAGAATTTCCTCGCGGTATTCAATGGCCTTTATCTTACAGATGAAGTCCTGGGATTTGCTGATCCCAATAATCCTAAATTTCTTTATCCCTGTGGCTACCGTTGCCAAATTCCATGTGGACATGAAGGCTGGGTTTGTCGTCCAATTTCCAGTCTCCAATGTCAGAACTTGATAATCACCACTTGTTGCAGGAGTGGCTATGTTTTTTGACTCCAATGTGTCGTTTGCATGGCGGATCAAAATTGAATAGGCCTTGGTCGATTCAAGGAAAACCTTTGTCCCCAAGTCAATGGTGTTATTCGTCGAAATCTTGGTCCGCCCCGAATACCCGTACTGCGGAACATCATGCGAGACGCCAACTACATCCCCGATTTGGCAATGCACGGCTTCAACGTCAGCATCGAACTCGCAAACCCGAAGGTTATATATATTGCTCCTGATAATCCGATTCCCGTATTTTCTGGCCTGATTCCTGTCCGTGCATCCAATCAAGGTGATCGGTATGGTTATATCGTTTTCGTTTTCAACGGTGCCATTGCGAACAACCAAGATTCTTCGGTCGTATTCAAGAAGTTCATCGTAATAAGTCACCTCGGCAACGTTCGCCCTTGCCTGACGGTCAACGTAGTACATATTGAAAGTCCCGGCAATGATGTTGCCCATTCCAAAGGTATAAACCATTTGGGAAACATCCTCGTAAATACACCCAATATTGGTACCCCTTGGCATGATGGCACCGTATCCGATCGTACCAATTTGAGCCAAAGCTTCATGAACTGTCGTTGAAGCATCGAAATAAATATTGCATTTAATTCCCTTCGTGTCGCAGAAATTGGCCCATGCGGTGAAGTCCGTCAGAACCATGCGAGTCGGGCTTAATCCACGCCCGTACATGGGATTAGTCAGCAAGTCATAACATGCCCATGCAGGATTGCTTGAAGCTCTTAAAGTTGGAGATCCAACCCCATATGCCCCTGCATAATGCTTTAAGTTTCCACGGTCAAGAACCATTGAAATAGCAGGTGATCCACCGTAAACTTTTTCAGTTGCAATGGACCGAAGCCCCAAAATCGAAGTGTAAGGGTAGGTAAAAGTACCCTCTACAATTTCCTGTATGAAGCTCACGCCAAGTTGATTTGCATTGCTTACGTTTCCAGAGATCTGAGGATATTTAATTAATCGAGTTACGCGAACATCCCACTTTGCGGCCAAGACAGTTTCTTGGACATGGCGAAATTTAAGAGTATCAGGAGACTGTCCGGTAACATAGAACCCTGCGTAAGTCTTAGTCTCGACCTCATCGTGATAGCCAACAACTTGCTTGAACTGCTCAAAGACAACTCCATTTACATTTTCTGCCTGAGCCAATTCCCTAGTTGAAAAAATTGGGTAAGAAAAGTTATCCAATTCTGAAACTCCAGAATTTACGCGCACAAGGCTATTGGCATAACCACAAAGTTCGCTATAGGCACCGTAAACATGCTTAGTAACACTGTTTGTCATTCCGTCAAATGCAGTCCAAGTGCTACCACTTCCATTTACCCTAAATTCAATCTTGTAACCTGTATCCAACTGCCCGTATCCTTCACTATATGAATACAAACCGCCTGGCATGATTATTCCAACTGCTATCTTGGTGACTGCGTTTCCGCTAGTCGTCATCGTGAATTGATACTCTTCTGGATTTAAGGCTATATCGTAAGCCTCTCTAAGCTCCATGTTTACAGGAGTTTCAAAGATGGAATCGCTGAACTCTGGAATAACTGCTTGCGTAATATCGCCTTGGCGATAGGTGTAGTCGACCGTTCCATCCACAGAAACATCGGCAATTGCAATGTTATTAACTTTTAAATTAGTTATCGCATTTGATTCGCCTTCCGTCAAATGAAAAAGAACATTCAAAATATCCTTGTTACCTTCGTAGGTGCGATATTGGGAAATGACCTGTGGTGTGATCATGGTCTTCCCATAAATAACGCTGGCCGTCAATCCTTCTGTCGTCTGGTTTCCTGATGGATTCCATCCGTAGGTGTTTGAGTCAGCGAGCGATTCACCTCCGAGAGAATTGGCTCCCATCTTGGCCGTTGGGAAAATTGCGTTTACTGCCAAAGTTCCCGCAATAATTACGGCACCTGCGGCGACATAACCTGCCATTGTAGCTCCTCCAACTGCGGCCGCAAATCCAGAACCTGCGCCTGAAGCGAAGAATGCTGCTGCTCCACCCATTGTGAAATAAGTTGCGGCGATCATTACTACAACCATTGCAACCATTCTTAACACTCCCTTGGTACCTCCGCTACTGCTTCCTGCAATTCTTACGGCAATGGTGATATGGTCTTCTGCCTTAACCCGATATTCAAGATCAAGCTTAACCTTTCCGTTTACGACGATCTCAAGAACCAAATCGTCTTTCTGATATTTTTTAGCGATTTGAGCGAGCGTCTGGCCTTCCAGTGCAGTTGCATAAATCCTGCCATCGTGAGCATCAAATTGATTTGGGGCATATATCAACCGAGCCATTTGTAAGCCCCTTTAATGCGGTGCTTCCAGTAAATATCATCCAGTCGGCAAATCGCGCTACGCTGATTTTGGATGGAATGGACAAAAGTATTTCCGTCCAAGCAAAATCCAACATGGTTGATCGATGTCAAATGCTTTGGGCTCATGGCCATGGCAACAATATCTCCCATCTGGTACGGAGTCTTTGCGCTAACCCATCGACCAGATTTGACTCCGTTTCCCATTTCCTTTGAGACGGAATCCGTATCGTTCGACGATATTGGATAATCAGGCAAAATTATATTGTAAATTTCATAATACAGGATGCAAATTAGGCCCCAACAATCGCACCCATCGAATGTTCTTCCTCGATCAACGAATGGAATGCCGACAAATTTATCCATTAATAAATCCTTAACCCGTCATAGCCAATGGAAGGAAAACCGCCATATCTTGCGCTATTATTCAACGCTCGACATCTTGACAATGATCTATCGCAAATCGTTTCAGCTCCTGCATACCCGCAAAAAACATCTTTGAATTTGAACCTGCAAAAGTTCTTTAGGCATTTGTTTTTAGGGAATGCCAAACGCCAAAAATCCATGGACGATAGGGTAAAAGTAACCCATTCGTCAGTGCACGAAGTCCCCGAGACTCCGAACTGCATGGTGATATAAGTGCTTTCCTCGGATAGATTTGCGGCGTTAATGACATGCAAGGTTACAGTAGCATCCAATCCACCATCCGCTTCATCAATATATCCCTGTACAGAACGCCCAATGTTGCAAACCCGAAGCTGAACGCTGGGTAATTCCCCCTTTGATGGGTCTCCAAAATCGTCAATTTCAAAAGGAAAGGCAATCCAATTTTCAACTGTTCCAGTGGATGGATCTCTCCAAGCAATGTCAACCTCATTGGCACAAAGGCGCATGGGGATGACAAGAACATCTGGAATTTCAACCTTGATAACGGGTATGATAACCCCTTCGCCCTGCCAGCTATTTTTGGCTGAAACTAGTCCTGCTGGAAGGCTAAGCATTTGGTATCTCGTGAAGCTCGATGGAAGTCGATCTTCGCCCGTTGAAAACGTGCTTAGATGATAGGGTGCCCAATGGGAACCGGACCTTGTGGACCACTGCCGAAACTGGATTGATCCAGTTAAACGGCTCTGCGCCCTGAGATATGAAAAATTCCTTTAAAGTTTGAAATTCAGTCTCCTTCATGTTATTCCAGGAAAGCGTAAACTTGTGCTTACCAATGGTCGAGGTCCTACGGGCAAACTCAATACCATTCTCAAAGTTGGTTACAATCGTCTTGTGAATGTAGTCCTCATCCGACGGGAAGTTAGGAGCACTTATGGACGGAAAGTTGTTCATGCCAATGCCCCTCTAAGCATATCCCTAGAGCCGTTCTTGTTGCGCATGATTTGGTCTATGACTATTGTCATAATTTGGTCGCCACCATTGCTCTTTGAACGAGCTTGTGTCACTTCAAGTTGCTGGCCAGAATTGTTGATAATCTCGACCTTTGAAGATGTTGAAGATTTTTGCAATCCTCCTGCATTAGACATGTAGTTGTCGCCCATGCCCATGCCTCCATCTGCGCTTGCGCCAGTACCTACTTGAGCAGGGGCAGTGGCGAACATCGTACCAACCTGAGTAACCAAACCTATTGCCATCCTTTGGGCAATTATCTTGGCCATTGCATCGTAGACTGAATTTAAAATATTCATCATCACATCTTTTAAATTTATAGTTCCCTCCTTCAATTGCTGAAACATCAATTCAAATCCAGATGTGAAAGCCTTGGTCAATGAGTCTGCCGCATATTTACCCAAGGCAACGATGTCACCAAAGTTTTTATCAAAATCTTCCTTGGCTTTTTTCATTGCAACTCCCCAAGACTCACCAAATGTTTTTGGCAATGCCTGTATTTTAGATTCTGCGTCAATTAATCCTTGAACATAAGCTTGCACTGACTCTGGAAGTTCTGAGACTTTCTTTTTTCTAGTTCCTTCATCATATTGTTCATTAAAAGCCATAGTTACTGCCTTATTTGCAGTGATTTGAGTTCCTTGAATTTTAGCAATTGCCCCTCTAGCTTTATCAACTGACGCATCAACAATGTCGCTGAATGTCCTTGAGGCAGGGTCCTTCAATGCGTTTTGCAGACTCTCAACCTCTGTAGTCAAATCTGCGATTTGAGTCTTTAAAATATTCATTATAGCACCACTCCACAATGGCTCACCAGTAGCATGATCTCGCACATTATTTACCTGAGTTACCATTTGATTCCGCAAATCATCTCGTAATTTTTGCAAATCTTCCATTTTAGATTGCAATGTGAGATTTAGAGACTTTTTTGCTTCAACGTCTGCATCCTCAACAAACAAAGCCTTAACCTGTTTCCATGCAGAAGTTGCTTTGTCGCGAAACAAAAAGAACGATTCAGCCGCTATTTGCATCTGAGCATTAATTATAATTCCAAGTATTTCAAACCCTGCAATAGCATCATTTATTACTATCAACAACGATCCAAATGCACTATTTGAGCCTGTGCCCATACCAGACAATTGACCCATCAATTTATTTATTTCTACAATACCTTTGGCAAATGAATTATAAAAATCAATACCGGCTTTAATTAGATAATCAAATTCACCACCAAGATTAGAAGCATAAAAAGCCATTTTATTAAACCATCCAGTAACTTCCTCCAATCCTCCCTTTAATTTATCAAATGCCGATCCGCTATTTAAAGATTCAAT